ACCCCATCAGGGGCCATGAATAACAGACCCTTCTCAGTGGAAGTAACAGAATTTGGAGCAAATGTACCTGTTGCAACATTTAAAGAGTTCTTAGCTAGTGTTCCAAGCGCTGCGTCCCCAGTGATCTGGTAAATGTTTGACACGCCTTTGAACACCATCAAAGCTTGAATAATACCTCCGAGCTGATTGCTAAGCGCCAAGCCTGCCGAGCATGTCAACGGAGTGTTATCATCAAAAGTAATTATCTGATTAGCGTTTGTTACCTGCGTTGGAAGAAGCACGTCAGAAAAGTAAGCCGCAGGCTGCGCATTCGGAGGATTAACTAAAAAATAAGCCCGTCCATTGAAGTTGCTAACCCACTGCGGGGGAAATATCAAGGGTGTAGGAGATGTATTAGTTGCAGTCCACGTCAAAGCAAAAGGATTGAGAGTATCAATAATGCCAAAGAAAGCCCCCGCAGCTCCCGTAAAACCTGGGTGTACTACGACGATCTTGGAACCAACCAAGACCATCGTCGGGGGATTCCAATCACCAAAAGAAGCTGGACTAATAGGGGAATTAGCCGCGGTCACACCAGCGATTGGAATAAACGTCTGAGTTTGCACATCATAACAAAACGGCTGATCCCGACCAGGGTTGAGTGTCGTAGAAACCATGCCATAAATGCGCGTCCCAACATTGAGCCAACACGATATGAAGCTGGCATTTGGGTGCCCAAAATCAGGACCAAAATCAGGCCCGAAGTCTCCTCCTACAGCAGCGCTAAGATCGGCTATTTTAACTGCCGCTGGACGACACTGCCATAAATTTTTAGTGGTAGGATCGGGAATTAGATTGGACAACGAAGACATGGCACCCGGAAACGAAGTCGAAGAGTCAATCGTATCCGAGGCCCCTTTGGGGCTCCAAACAAGAGGAGTGCCAGGAAGAGTAGACATATTTAACAGACGATCACGTAGCCGTTTTGAGTTTTAAATGACGACGAGGGGAGTCCGGCGGGGCAACTCGCCGCAAAGACAACATTAGAAGAAACATTCCCGCCGGAATTATTTACGAAGTCCGCTGATACAAATACTTCGCCTGGTGATGTAGCTACGGAACTGACACCAAAACCGACATTATTTGAAATACGAGTGTTCGTAAGAAAAAAACGAACAGAAGCTGATAGATTATGCACCCCATCCGCCAGACAATTAGTGATTGTTCCCCCATTGAAATAAATAGGATATTGGACTCCGGCATCGATCAGCATGCAGTGACTCACAGAAGACGCCAGCCACGCCCCCGATAATACGATAATCCCCGACGTACCGCTTGTTGCAATCGTATCTGAAATCCTGAGATCATTGACTCCGGCGCTATCGAGAACACAATTTGAGCCAAAAAAACTTTGAGTGTTGGCTGTACCGGACAGCGTGGTATCAATCAAAGTATTTATACCATTGGCGATGATATCTACCGCCCCACAATAATAACCGCCAAAACCTCCACCAACTCGTACACCGACAGTCCCGCCGCTGATCTTTCCACCACAGTCGAGCCAAATATCCGACGCAGGGCCTCCCGTCTGGCCATTGATGCGAACAACATCCTGCTGGGCTTGCGCGTTGATTCCACACCAACGCATAGTATCTACCTGATCAAACCACACCCCATGGTAAAAATTGTTTGCACAGTCCTGCGTACATACCCACCAATTAGTAAGGTTTGATCGTACGATCTGCGCAAAATGTACCGCAGCTCCACCGGTCATAACTGTATTGGATTTTATTTGCCAATTGGCAAACATTAAATTGTGCTTCTGCCCCGCACAACAGGGAACTCCTGCTGTACCAATTTTAATAATGTCAGTGTTCGTAGTACCACCTGTATAAAGAAGAACCGCCGTCCCCGGAGAACTTCCTAAAATGGTGACACTATCTACATCAGGAAGAACTATAGGCGTATTAAACGCACATGTTCCGGTAAAATACGCTGGCTTTCCCACAGCAACAGTAGCGGCTAACCAAGCAGATATAGCAGCGTCATCATTGGTTGAACCATTACATACTGCCCCATAATATGTTAGTGTACTAGATGGGTCTTGAAAAGCCGACTGCACTATTATAGTAAGAAGAGCACGCAATGAAGCGGCCGTGTTGCACCCATTGCCGCAAGACAACAGCATGCTATTTATATCGGCAATGACTTGCGCCTGCGTAAGCTGAGCTTTCGCAGGGCCGCCCAGAATCGATAGCAAGACAAACAAAACGCCAACGAGCTTTTTCATCTCACCACCCAATATTCTTAGTATTTTTCAAACGATCAAAACTTCTACCGAAGCGGCGCCGATCTAACCCGACCGTCTTCACAGCTCCCTCGCGGTCACTAACATTGCGGAGGTACGCCTTCAAAAGAGAACGCGCCCCAAGCGGATGCTGCTCCTCACTATCCCCCATGTATTCAGCCTGCCGCTGATCTCCAGTCAACCCCATGAGAAGTCCAGCAGTCCACCGGATCAAAATCTGAGTGTTGAGAAACCAGGGAACTGCAGTGGAAGTCTCCGGTGTAGCGATGTCCGGCATCTGCTTCTGATAACGATGCGTCACCGGAAACTGCCCCGAGGGCGGCGGCCACAACAGTATTTGAGATGGTGATACTGACAAGTTTGTTGCATAAAACTGAGGAAAATTCTGAAACCCCGGCGTCTGTACAAGCCAATCGTATTCCGCCAATGTGATCTGAATCATCGGATACGGAACGCCGTTGATGGTATAGAATATGTCGTCCTTACCATCAACAACTCGCGTACGAAGATAATCAGATGGAAGATTGTTTATTGTACTAGTCGTATAAGACTGCGTGCCCATAGCAGCGTCCAAATCCCAATTCATGCACAAATCTTGAAGGCATGAATTGAGATATTGGCCAGACTGGCTCGTAAAGCCGGGGCACTTCGCCTCCTGCCTAGCTAGACTGCATATCTGCTGCGCTTGCAGGGGCATTCAAAAATTCCTCATACTCCGCGATTTCGTTTTCAATCTTGGCGATGCTCTCTTTATATTTCTTCATGTTAACTTCTGCAATTTCCTTCTGCGACTCCTCCTGTGGGCTCAACTTATGTGGACCTTTCTTACCTTTGGCTTCCCAAGCAGCCTGCGATCGTCCCTCGATTTTATTGTAGTCTTCAACCAACTGCGCCAAAAACTTCTTTTCATGGGCCAATCCGAGTACCAAATCTTTCTTCTTATAGAACGCTTCTTGCCGGTCAGACACTCGACCAATCTTATCCATGAGATGGTTAAAGGCACGTTCTGGTTGCTCCTGTCCAAGATACGTTTGCAATACGATACTTCTATGTGGAGGTATCTGAGTTGACACAGTTATTGCAACCGCCAACTCGTCTGGCGTCTTCGTATGCGGGGTTTCCATAAAAGCTCCTGTTTACACTCCTAGCAAGGATGAATTTGGCATGTACTGATGACGTGGACCAATAGTCAAATTCCGTGGCCCACGGTAAAACTGACGAGCTGACTCACTTCGCCCGCGCCCGTCCAACTCGTCTTGATGCTCCCACGTTCGCCACATTTGCTCAAACAAAACACAAGCAAGAGACTTACGAACAGGATACGTATACCCATGGAAATATTGAGTTCCGTCTATTGTAGCTCCAGGGCACCACGGCGCCACGTCAATTTGGACGTGGATGACCTCTTCGTCCGGTATGCTTGCCGAACGTGCTTCCGACAGCGCCTTAGCAAAATACTCGTCACGAGCCTGCTTGGACAGCTCAGTGACGACTTGCTTGCGCGCGTCAGCACGCAGCTCCTGAATCTCCTCATCCGTAAGAATTTGAAGATTGAGAGGAAGCTTCTCACGATCAATCGGGGTTTCTTTTTTGGTCATGGGTTCCACAAAGTTCCGCCAATGTTAATTGCTTGCCGCGAGACAAGAATTGGCCAACCCGCCGTCGCGTCAACCATCACGATATCACCGGGGAAAGTCTTAAGCACACCCCGGTTTGGAACATATAGAAGACCGTTCTGCGTGAAAGCTCCAGGTATAGCCGTCACAGAAGACAAAATGGGGGTGTTGAGAGCCCCCACCACAGGATTTGGCGGCACATTCTGCCGATCGTCAAAGATCAGCGCCGCGATAGCAGCGATGTCCGCTGCAGCCATCTGGTTACTGATGACAAGAGTAGTCAAACCAGTAGTAGATAGCGTTCCGCCAGTAGAAGTTGCCATTATCCAGTCCCCGTGGAAAAGTTCTGAATTTGCGCGAGATTGGCCGCAACGTTCATCTGCGCAGCGATGTCCGCAGCCATGGCGTTTGTCAACGTGGTCACGTCAGCCGTCAAAAACGTCTTGGTCATCTGTCCCGTCGGCGTAGCATTAAAAAAGGTCTTACGCTGCGCACCCCCCGCCGCGGTCATACCTACAGAGTCGGCAGTATTGCCACTCATAGGACCAATCCCATCGCCGACCCAATCAACGTTCACTTGGTAAGTGATTCGATAACTCATGACGCTCTCCGATCAGCCGAAGGTGGAACTAAAAGCGGACGTGGATTCAATCCGCATGAAAAATTGCTGGTTGGAAATCAACGTACCGTAGAAGTTTTTCCAACCAATGACACGAAGCTGGTTCAACGGATCAGACTTATCCGGTTCCTTTAAGTAGGTCATTTTAACATTATCAAGCACAACCTGCGTGTAGGCACCCCGACCAAAAATGAATGTCGGGTAAATAGTCCCCGTTGCAGTAGCTGGTGCTGCAGGAGGAGTTTGAGCAAGCCCCAGGTTTGTAATTGTTACGACAGCTCCTGGCGCGAGCTGCGTTGCCTGCCCAGCAAGAGGACCAGTAGTCGGACCGGAAGCGGTAAGACCAAGATTAAACGGGGTGTTTGTAACGCCGAGATAGACACTATAAGTGAAACCCGCAGTGCTTGGCAGCGTCACCTGAACAGCACCATTCGCACCACCAGAAGTGCCCACGGCGGCCGAAACTTGGTAAATGCGAGATTCATACTGATTCTGCGTATCCGAACCAGTTACAATAAGGAAGTACCCAGTCCCCGAGTTGGGAAGTGCACCACCTCCAGGGACAAAGGTAAATGCTAAACCGTTCGCATTGTTGGCGAACCCAGTAAAAGTCGGAACCATGTTGGTTTGACAGAACCGAACACCCCGCCACTCACCAACTTCGTAATTATAAAGTCGGTTTAAATCACTGTAGCTCCAAGCCGTTACGATTGTCTGGTTTTCCGAAAGATCACCGTAAGGGAACGGATGCCCCACCGCTACATAGTGCGGCATCTTACGCGGGTTATTGGACGCCTTAGCCCCACCTGCGTCAGCTTGCAGCTTCATATCAGTCATCTCGTCGCCCATGAAACGCGGTGCGCCAAGATTTATCAGCATGGCTGAAGCACGATTAATTTCGTGGGGGTTAAGAACGTCACCAGAAACAAGAGCCGCACGAGAACCGCGACTGTTAACATAGTTAATTTGACTGCCAGCCATCAAATTTACAAACGTATTACGCTCCATCGTTTCACCAATCTGAAGCGCAATAAGTTCTTGGGCCTTCTTAAATAGCGGATGCTTAATCGTCATCTCCGCTACATCACTTATGGTAATTTTATCTCCCCACTGTTGCGCCTGCGCACTGACCTGTTGAAGGGTCATACTCTGCCCGATCGGTGGCACACCTTCCGAAAGTGGAGCAAACGGCAACGGCACACGCGGGTAACGGCTCGCCGTGTAAGTTGTGCCACTTCCTTTCGGAAGTGTCGCTGGATCACCGAACTGATAAACAACAAGCTGCCG